TTGATTTACCAGAAGTAATAGTAGGATAAACAGATGCAAAGAAGGCATCCGCAACATGGTTTGGAACGAAAGCAAATTCGTCGAGGAAGAGAATGTTAAACGACATGCCTCGGACAGCACTTGCAGACGTAGAAGCAGCCAGTATCTTTGATCCATTTTCTAATTCAATATTACCTTTGTTCCATACAAGAATACCCTGTTGCATCCACTTGGGTAAGTTCTCATATGCAGTTGCAAGTCTTGCTAAAAGTTCTCTTGCAGTTGTTGCTTTGTTTGCTAGAATACCAATGTTGACACTATCATTGAAAATAGCATAATGAAGTAGATATGATACACAAGTAGTTGACTTACCAGTCTGACGAGGCATCTTACAGATATTAAATCTGTTATGATGAAATCTCTCAATAAGTTTTTCTTGAAAGTCGTAAGTCTTAAATGGTTGTAAACCATGATCCAGAGTTACAATTTTTACATAATTACGAGCGAAGTATATCGGGTCATTCTTACATTTGATATACTCTTCAATCTGTTCTTGGGTAAACTCAATTGCGGTATTCGCCTTCTTAAGAAGGGGATTACCTAAGTACACATCATTACTCATAAGTTAATTAAGATTCATTTTGAACTAATAGAACACAAAAAGTTGCAGCACACTTCATATTATTAGTAGGAGACAATGCCCTTATTTCAATATCTGATTTCTCTTGAATTTTGATTGGAAATTTATATTCTCTATCAACACTATTTACATTTGTATGAATCGTGTCCTGTGCCCTCCACGCACCATCATTTGCATCATGAAGTCTTTTCATCAAGAAAACATCACCATCAGCTTTCGCAGTTGATACATTGAATTGATAGATATATCCAGTGTATCCTGCAGGAACTGTATATAATGCCATAAAGGTTTGTCCTAGACCACTTGCCGTTGGAGAACCTACAGTACGAATTTGTGCAAGATTTGTTGCACCTTGATTTACACTTATAGTTCCTTCATTACTTCCAGTTGAACCAGAAGATGCAACAAATGCACGAAATACTCTATAGAATTCTACAGTTCCTGCAGAACCACCAACAGTTAAAGTTTCTGAAACTTGATTAAAATCGGAGTCAAGACCTTCAACAGTCACAGTTCTTGCACCAGTTCCAGATGCTGAATCATCATTGTCTGTACTTGTAACTGTTAAAACTCCTGCAGAAGTTAGGTATGTATAAAGACCACCACCATCCCAGATGGTTTCTAATGAACCATCAATATCATCATTATTACCAAACTTTATGATGTGAAATGCACCACGAACTTTACCACGAGAAACATTGAGTTCCCATGCCTCGTCCCAAATATAATTTCTATAACTCATTAGTCAACCCAACCCAATTTTCCTGGATGATATCTTTTTATATCACCAAATTTTACTAATGGTTTTTGTTCTACTGGATATATTCTTTGAACAATCGCTCCAGGATATTCACCTTGAAGTTGTTCTGCTAACTCTTGATTTGTTGGTAGTCTTACAGAATTTGCTTGTTCTAACTTCACTCTGTAAATACTACCCATCCAAACAAAGTCTGCTTGGTATTGATAGTTCTCTTCTACTTGTTGTTCTGGTGTAGCAGAATTACCACTCACATTGAGGGTTCCATTAAAGTCACCGTGAATAGTGACAGACTCATTTATGAATTCTTTGAAATCTTTCATCAGCACTTCCAACGACGACGGGCTTTACAGATTGCTTTATCTGGTGTCTTTGAGCAATCAATATTGTGCATCTTTTGTTGTCCGGCAGAACGGGAACAATAAGACTTACGTCTCTTTGCATCCTTACTACCGGGTTTGGGATCACCAGTCACAGCAGTCTTTAGTTTTGAACCAGGATTTTCACGACGGTATGCAGCCACTGCCTTTTTACTCATACCGTCAGTTTTATCGGATTTATTAACTTTTTGCCAATCTTCTTCAATTTCAACTTCTTCCTTCACACCAACATTCAACATTGGTTCACTTGGATCATAAGGTGCAAGATAAAAATGTTTTACAAAAGAACCGGGATACACTTTTTCAAGAGCATCTTGAACTTCACTTCTTGCAGGTTTTCTGACTTCTGGGAAGAAGATCTTCATCATCATATACTTACCTCTCCAAGTAAATCCAACTAGGTATACATTACCATTCTGTGCTGGAACTCTTGTCGCCTCTTCAATGGTCTCTTCCTTTTCCTTTGTCTCTTCACCAACTGGAACACAATTAGGAACCATTTTGTTTCCTTTCTTCTTCATACCCTTTTGGGTATAACCAACCCAACACTTCTCATCAAGAACTTCAACTTCAATACCAGCATTTCTCATTGAGTTGATCTGTAGTTCAGTAAATTCAGGAAGAGCCAAGAATTCTTCATTCTTTGACTTACCGTAATTTGCAGCACCTTTTTTACGACACTGAACCAAACGACCAGATGCATAAGCAGAAGGCCAAACTTTTGCAGATGCCTTGACCTTATGGTAACATGCATCCTTTTTACCACTACCTTTACCCTTCTTATCTGCTTCGTTGATTTCCATTTCTTCTTTCATTTTCTTTTTTGGTTTGTCAGTTGAAACGTAAGTAGGTTTTGCAGCACCTGATTTTGATTGTTGATTTGGATCAGCTGCCTTCTTTCTACGAGCCGCAGATCTTCTTTCTGCAGGTGTCATACTTGCTCTCTTTGATGATGAAACACATTTAGGTGTTCCTTCACCAGGTTCATCACTTGCACAGGTACCACCAGTAACTACATTAACCCAACCAGATTTACCATCCTTAGATTTGGATCCTTTAAACCACTGATGTAAATTACCTTCCTGCATTTTAAGAAGAGTTCTCTTTTTTTATTTATATCAATATTATGAAGCAACAGCAAAACTACTACCAATGGCAACAGCAACTACTTGACTATGTGTCATGGGTGCAATTGCAGTTGATGCTACACCACCTGATACGGGATCTGTTTCTGATGATACACCCAGTATATTGTGAGTATTCATAACAGAATCGGCAACAGTATAACCAACTCCAGCACCATGTTGCATATTAATAGCATCATCCCACTGAGAATTGGTGTAAAACATTACTGCTTCTTCTATGTCACCAGTGTTTCTAACTATAATTACCATTGATTTTTCCTGTAAATTGGATGAAAGATAGAAAGTATTATATTTATTAGTTTTGAATAAATGCACCAGCGTTTCCAGCTGTGTTTAACATAGGTGAAGTTTTATTAGCAGTTGATGTTCCACCAACATTACGAAAATCAATATATGAGTTTGAAAGTGCTAATAAATCATTTTGTCTATTGTTAGTTACTGTACCAGCACGAACTTGAACTGAACTACTTCCTTGAGCTACAACTCCCTTCTTTCCATTATTAGAAATTGTTGATTTGTTTGCTCTACAAGAACCGTTCTCATTTATGTCTATTCCATTTCCACTATTGTTGGATATCACTGAATTTTGAATACGTGCTGTACCATTACGTATTATATTAATACCATCGCCTTTACAATTAGAAATTGTCAATGGTGGAGTACCACCAATATCAGTAAGATCTCCTAGAAGAATTCCAGAAGATACAACAATACCTCCACCACAATTTGTCACCGTTACATCCGTAAGAGTTCCATTTCCCCCAAATACAAAGGCTAGTCCCCTATTTGCAAAGTTATGAATTGCAACATCCTCTAGATCAACACAACCACCTTTACCTCCCTCTCTTCCATTCTCAACTCTTATACCGTCCGTTGATCTTAGATCTCCTGTAGTATTGTTTCCACGTATTAGAATATCTTTGAGTATCAAAGTAGATTCTGGAGCAACTTTAATTCCCGTAGTAGAATTAAACTGCCATATTGTATTGTAATATGTTTGTAATTCCGTATCATTTGCTGACTCAGATGCAGTAGTATATCCCCTTATAGCGGCACCACCACTATTACCATTCAAAGTATTTCCTCTAGGTTTAGTTCCTGAAGGTGTGGCTCCAACGTATTTAATTTGTGAACCTTGTGGGTGGTCTAATCTAATTGGAGAAGTAAATGTATAAGTTCCTGAACCAATAGAAACTGTAACCGTCACTCCAAGTTTAATACGTCTTTGAGATAAGAAATCTGCTGCCTTACCTGGTGTAGCCCAAGGAGAACTCACACTTCCATCACCATTTGAATCATCACCACTTGTAGTAACATAAAAAGTTGTGTTTGAAGTTATGACGAGAGATGCAGGATTACCATCAACTTCAAAACTAGTTGCTGTTACCACTCCAGTTAGATTAATATTACCATTTCCAGTAATATCATTACCATTTACATCCAAATTTCCACCAAGTTGTGGAGTAGTATCACCCACAATATTAGTAGTGATTCCAGTAAGAGAATCATATGGATAATTTGTAGCATCAGAAAGATCAAATGCTGGAGTTGCATTTGAACCACCAAGACTTAATGATACACCACCATAGGATACAGTTGAGTTAGATAACTTACTGTTTTCAATAGAACCTGCTAATTGAGCATTAGTAATAGTTCCTGTAAGATCAGTTGTTGGAAGATTACCACTAAAAGTCGTAGCAGTAATAATACCACTAAGATTTACGTTTCCAGTTCCAGTAATATCATTACTATTGACATCTAAGTTACCACCTAATTGTGGTGTTGTGTCTCCTATAATATTTGTTGAAATCCCTGTAAGAGAACTATAAGGATAATTTGTAGCATCAGAAAGATCAAATGCAGGAGTGTTATCAGTACTACCAAGACTTAACTTAACTCCACCATAAGTAACACTATCATTAACAAGTTTATCATTAGAAATACCACCTGCTAACTGTGAATTGTCAATAGTTCCACTGAAGGATACAGTTACAATACCTGCAGAAGCTGGAGTTACTGAAAGATTTGACCCAAAATTAATGGTTCCTGCAGTACCGACAGATACATCATTATCAAGAACAACTATTTCTGCAATATCACTTGCACCTGTAGTCAATGTATGTGTGGCGACATCAGTAATTCTTCCATCAGTAACAGTAATTTGTAACAGGGCACTTTCACTTCCATATGTTGCATCTGGTGCATCAACAGTTGCAGTCAATCCAATACCTGATCCAAAGTATGATGTAGCTGTGACTATACCATTTACATCCAGTTTAGTGGTAGGTAAAGTAGATCCTAAACCAACACGATCATTACTAATATCAGTGGAAAATAAATTATCAGATACTAAATCACCAATCTCTCTGGTTTTTCCCATATCCCTTTTCTAACTATTTATTAGTATGATATGAATTAAGAGCTTGTTAATACCCAACCAGTTGTATTATCTGCTTGATAAGCATCTTCATCCCAAGTATAATAATAACCATCATCAATCTGTTCTTGAGTAAGTGTTAGTCGATCAATTGGAGGATTCCAAATTGCAAACCTATTATTATTGTTATCCCTAATCCAAGAAGCAAAAGGTGGTGGTATTGTATCTAATACCCACCCAGTTGTATTATCTGTCTGATGAGCATCCTCATCCCAAATATAAAAAGAACCCGAATCAAATTGTTCTTGAGTAAGTGTTGGATATGTTAGTGGTTCAATCCAGTCAGCAGTGGAATTATCCAATACCCAAGACTCATATGGTTTTGGGCGAATAAAAGCATCTAAAGTTGAATCGTAAGTATATCCTTCTCCGGCATAACGAAATCTAAAGTTATTATTGTATGATGTTTTCTTCCATATAGTATCTACTGGACCAGTAGATACACCTACTTCTTCTAAAATATCTGGATCATACTGAACTAGGTTTTTACAAATTTGAATACCGATAGTTTCACTTTCATTTCCATTTTCATCTAATATTTCATCATTAGAAATAACTAATACTTCTTTTACAATGTTATTTGAATCTAATCTTGCAAAATGTGCCATATCAAAATATTATTTTTTTTTTATTTATTCTGAAAAAGTGATTGACCCACTAGAAGTCCAAGTATAACTTCTGTAACCTCCACTTACAGAAACTGATGGACTACCAGTTGTTGATGATGCTGTAATAGAACTAGGTACTCTTATAGTACAACGGCCACTTCCTCCATTTCCGCCAGTATTAAAAGTACTATTCCCATTAGCTCCTCCACCTCCACCTCCAGTGTTTGCAGTTCCATTTTGTGCTGCACTATATCCACTGAACGGGTTAGCCTGTGCAGATTGTCCACCACCACCAGCTCCTCCAGAAGAAGCACCATATGCACCATCTACACCTCCGCCGCCGCCGCCGCCGCCATACTGACCAAAAGTTGCATTATTCATACCAGCACCACCATTGCCACCATTAGAACTTCCACCATTACCACCATTTACACCAGTGGATCCACCACCACCACCGCCACCGGCAGTGCCATTACTTATACTTGCGTTTCCTCCATTACCGGCATTACTACGAGTGTTACCAGAATCTCTACTTGTATATGCAGCACCACCACCGCCATTAGTTGCACTTTTGTTGTAAGATGCTCCTCTTCCTCCAAATTGGGTATTTATAACAACTGTACCTCCATTAAGAATTCTACTTCTAGTTCCCTGCCCGCCTGAATTACCACCAGCACCAATGCTTACTGTTAAAGTTCCTGCAGATGATAAAGTTCTTTGATCAACCTTATAAATACCGCCGCCACCACCGCCAGCTCCAGCATTACTATTATCGGTATTACCACCGCCACCACCACCAGCGACCAATGCAACATCATAAGTAAGGGGGAATATAGAAGCAGAAGTACCATAAAAATCACTCAATGAAATAGTACCAGAACCAGGTACACCTGTATCTACACCATAATATTCAGTAATAGAAATAGGATTAGAACCTCCAAACTCGGTTTGGACATCATTTAGTGAAATAGCTCCAGAACTTTGTAATGCCATCAGTTACGCTCCGCTTTCAATGTTTCTACTTCTTCTTTCAATTCCTTAATAGACTCAATCAAAAGACCTACAAGGTTACCATATGCTACAGTCTTCATTCCATCTTTAGTAGTCCTAACAACTTCAGGAAGAACTTTTTCAACTTCTTGTGCAATGACACCTGACTGTCTTGGTTCATCTTCTATATCTATACGATCAAAAGTCACACCACGAAGTTGTGATACTTTATTCAATGCATCAGGAATAACCTCAATATTCTTTTTGAGGTTGATATCGGAATAAGCGGTTACGTTACCTGTTGCTGTAAAGTTTCCATTAGATTTCGTGAAAGTAAATCTTGTTGAACCATTATCAGTAATAAGGAAGTCAGTACAAGCACTTTCAAGTTCAAGTTCAAAATCGTTGTTTGGTCCATCATAATAGAACTTCGCATCACTTGATGTTCCAAAAAATACAGCTTTACCATCAATCAATTGAAAACCACCGTCAGCCCTTATCAATCTCGGAGTGTAAATGTTCTTAGATACTCCTTGATTGATTCTTAACCAGGTAGTGTCCTGACAACCGATTTGTCCTACGAGTGTGGTACCGTTGTAGATTTCAAGGTGATCGGAAGCAGCGTCGTCTGCCTTCTTAATCTCAACCTTACAGTCGGTACTTCCGTCTCCAACTGTCAAAGATGCAGTATCGTGCGTAACTAATAACTTACCATTGGCAAGATATAAATCTGCGGTTGTATTATTAAGACGAAACGGTCTGTCTGTGGTCCAAGTTCCACTAGGAGTTGATCCTGCTGCTGATAACAGAATATAGAAGTTTGATCCATCGTTTCTAAGGATCACAGTCTCCTCTGTTCCTGCAGGTTTCAACAATAACTGATTAGAATCTCCTGTTACAGATAATACACCATTGAATGTATCACTCTCATCAGACCTTAAGTAGTTTGAACCCTGAACACCGTCAAGTAAGTCAGCATTCAAATTAGAAACTACCTGAGTACTATCTACAGTAAATGGTGATGTAGATCCAGATGCACCACCATTAAATGCAGGTCTATTGCTGAAAGTTAATCCTGCACTAGAAGACCAAGTTGAACCACCATCACTTAATAATAAAATTTGAGTGATTCCTGCTGCCGTATTAGCGGTAGCAGAACCAAGTTCAAAACTCATTGTGGCACTGCCACTAGTAGAGTCAGTATTAACTTCGATTCTTCCTGCCTTACCATTTTGTTCTGGAGTTCCAGCCTTATGATTAAAGGTGACATTAGCGTTTCCATATCCATCGTTAATGGTCAGTGCAACACCACCTGACCCTCTACCAGACACAATATGACTGTTTGTAGAATACTCACCAGTACCTGATGTCTTACTGGATAAACCATCAAACGAAAGACCAGTAATGTACCCAGCACCATTAGTCAACTCATTGTTATTAGATGGAATCGTTGGAGTTCCAGTAAGAGCACTATAAGGAATAGAAGTCAGAGATGCACCACTACCAGAGAATGATGTTGCAGTACAAACACCAGTAACAACTACACCAGAACTATTGGTTTCAAGTTTTACATTATCTGAACCACCACCGGCATGAAGTTTTACTTGTCCCCCTGTAGTTCCGGGTTTCAAGTGAATACCATCAATAAGAGATGTGTTTTGTTGTCCAATATTAATAATATCGGATTTTTTCTCAATCAGATTTCTAAGATAAGCACCATCTTTTGTGTAGATTGAGTTATCTTCGTTAATAACTACCCCAGCATCTGAAACATTATCAGTTCCTGCATTAAAATTCCCTCCTTTTCCATAACATACAACTGATGTTGTAATGCCGTTAATAATCGCACCAGATGCACCAATATCACCTTCTACGTCAAGTTCATATATTGGATTGGTCTTAGCGATACCAATATTGTTATTGGAACCAAGTATAGTATATGCAGTAGAACCTAATGAACCATTATAAATGGTGAAGTTTCCCTGACCATTACTAGCAGTATTTGCACTAGATTGTAAATACCATTTTATACCTCCAGTACCAACATTATCTAACAATACGGATGTTTGATTTGCATTAGAACTGAGATGAAGTCTTTGAGAAGGATTATTAGTTCCAACACCAACGTTGCCGCTGGAATTAATACGAACTTTCTCTGTACTACTTCCATTAGTAGAAGTAAAGAATGTAAGATCTCCATCCTCAGATCCATTTGTTGAATCAGTAACAATTGATTCTATTTTAGAAATTTCACTTATGTAAGAATCTGTACCATTATCACCAGCAAATTGAATTGTACCAATCTTATCATTATTACTTAGATTTGTTTCATTCTTTCTAAGTCTAATGATAGCACCGTTAGAACTACCAGTTGTAGTGACGAACTGGGCGGGTAATGTACTACCTGTTCTTACATCTAAAGGAGTATCGGGAGCATTGGTTCCTACACCAATTCTACCACTACCAGTTAAAATAATATTACTTGTTCCAGTAATATTATTACCATTAAGATCTAACTCTCCACCAAGTTGTGGAGTAGTATCATCAATTAAGTCACCCATAGCACCGGAGACTTGGGAATGAGTTAATCCAGTAAGTAAAGAACCATCACCACTTATCTTTGTTGCAGTAAGAATACCTGTTGATGCTTGTACTTGAATACTGGAAATAACTTGAGGTTTGAGATTACCATCAATTCCATTGACAAAAACAACATTCTTAAATGTATTGCCAGAATTTTGATTAACCTCAATATTATCTGCATTAGTTGCAGTGCCTGTAAGGTTCCCTGTTACATCACCTGTTAAATTTCCAGTGAATGATGTTGCAGTAATCACACCAGAAGAATTAATATTTCTAACTGCCGTAAAATCATCAAAGTTTGCTTCAATATTTCCGACAGCAAACTTGGTTCCTGATGACATTGATGTCGTACCAACACCAAATGCATAGTTTGATAACCATGCATCAGTACTTAAACCAGCAAAAGAACTGGTCTTAAACCACATAATTTTCTTGTATGTGGGAGCTAATGTCTCACCCGCACCAACAAGATTTATAAGCGGACTACCTTCAGTGGATGCAAGAGCAATACCACCATGACTTGCTGTGCTATCATTTGAAATATCATTACCATTTGCATCTGTTCTAAATCCAAGAATAAGATCAGGGTCAGAAATTGTTAAAGTTTCTGCAAAGATTGTAGCAGAAGTTCCACCAATTGTAACTGTACCATCTACACTTAAATTACGAGTAACTTGTAAGTCTCGTGTAACAGTAAGGTCATTACCAATAGTCACATTACCACCAATAGTTGGATTAGCAACGAAACCAATAGTTGGAGTTGAACCTTCGCCAGTCCCACTAGTTACTTGGATTTCATTTGCTGTTCCACTAACTGATTCAACATAATCACCAGAGGTGTAAGTTCCTAAGGTAATTGAATCGGCGGTTATAGTTGCAGCAAGTGCCACAGCACTAGTACCATCAAAAGATACTGTTGGTGCTGTTACAAAATCTCCAGTGACTGAGAAATTTCTTGCATTTTCTAATGCAGTCGCAGTTCCTGAATTACCATCCAAAGCTCCAGTAAAAGTAGTGGCAGTGATAGCACCTGAAACATTTACATTATCAAGTTCTGTGTGTCCATCTACATCAATACCACCAGTGAATGTTGAATCTCCATCAACACTCAGTCCTACTCCATTAAGAAGTTGTAGTTGATCAGATCTTTGACGACTTACGATAGTGAATGATCCATCACCTTTTATCGCGGTTTCAATAAGTCCATCTTCAGTACCAAGAGTTTCATCTAAAATTTTGCCAGTAATCTTTGCGTAATTCTCTTCACCTCCATTACTATTTTCACCCTTGAACATGATTTGTCCAAGATAGTCGCCAGGTGCAGGTGATGCACTATTTCTGTATAAAGTAAATTCGGGTGCTGCAGAACTTCCAGTATCGGTGGAAACTATAGTTACATTTGACGTAATATCTCCACTAATATTTGTATTTCCTGCAAGAGTTGTAACACCAGTTACATTCAGACTTCCAGTATCTACAGTATCCGCACTTACATTTGCCGTGTTGGCAAGTCCAGTAATTGTTACATTACCTGTGGAATTATCAATAGAAATATTATCACCAGCAGTGATTGAAGTTACAATTCCTGTCAGATTAGTACCACTACCAGAGAATGATGTTGCAGTTACAATACCACTGAATTCTGAATTACCATCCTCATTAATTGTCAGTAAATCAGTACCACTTCCACTATCTCCATTTGAAACTACATTGAATACTTTACCCGTAGAATTATTATTACTATCAATTGCTACTTCTATACTTCCACTACTACTTAGAGATAACGTGTCAGATGAAGAATCTTGTAAAATTTTTGGATAACCAGCATCTGCTACACTAATTTCAATTTTATCACCAGATGGATCTACAGTTCCAAATTTAGCAACAGATCCAGAACCTCTTACATCAAGTCTACGATTTGGATTATTAGTACCGATGCCAATATCACCATCTTTAGTGATACGCATTTTTTCTGTAGGAGCCGTATCACCAGTAAGAGTTCTAGTATAAAATGCTAGTTCTCCTCTGAAGTCGTTATCATCAAATTCTTGATATGTAATTAAAGCTGCTGGATTTGTATCATCTACATTAGCAGCAAAACCAATACCAAACTCTTCCTGTGATGATCCACTTCTTGTTTGAGTAGCAATACGAATAATTTCAGTTCCAGTTCCATTAAAGGTCGAAATTCCTGTTACCAATAAACTATTAGTACTAACATTTTCTGTGTTTCCAACTCCAGTTAGATTTGAACCATCACCATAATATGTTGCACCAGTCACTACACCTAAAGTTGATACCCCTGTTACAACTAGAGTATCCGCGAGTATATTAGCAGTATCACCACCACCAACATTTGTAAGACCTGATCCATCACCAACAAATGATGTTGCAGTAACAACACCAGTTAGGTTAATATCTCCAGTCCCAGTAATATCATTACCATTGACATCCAAATTTCCACCAAGTTGCGGAGTAGTATCACCTACAATTTCTGTTGTAATACCAGAAAGACTTGTAAATGGATAATTAGTTGCATCACTTAAATCAAATGCTGGAGTCGGATCTGCTTGTCCTAGATCCAGAGATACCCCACCAAATGAAATACTACTGTTATCTAATTTACTATTATTAATAGAACCTGCAAGTTGATCATTGGTAATAGTTCCTGTTAAGTTTGTTGTTGCTAAACTACCATTAAATTCTGTAGCAGAAACAATACCACTTACAAATACATCATCTCTAAAGGTTGAAACTCCTGTTACATCTAAACCTCCACTATTTACTATAACACCTGTTCTTGCGGTGACAATACCAATAGAATCAATATTTTTTACATCCTCACAAGTTAGAGTCCCTCCAATAGTAACATTTCCAGAGAATGTTGCATCACCGATTATATCAATATTACCTGTACCCGTAATATCGTTATCATTGAGATCTAAATCACCACCCAATTGGGGTGATGTGTCATCTAACATAGTAACATCAGTAAGACTTACGTGACTAAATGCTACAAGTTCGATGATATCATCTTCGGATGCACCTGTTGTTAAGGTTATAGTTGTCCCATTAGTCGCTGTAAATTCAGTGCTATCAAGTTTTCCCCCATTTAAGAAGACATCAATGTAACCAACATCATATGATACACTACCAGATGGTGGGAATAAAGTCTGACCTTGAGTGGCAACAAATCTGTTTACTGTTCTGGTGGTAGAAGATACAGCTTGAACTCCGGTTAAGTTTGAACCATCACCAAAGTAAGTCGTTGCAGTAACAGTACCAAGTGTTGATACTCCAGTTACTACTAAAGTATCCGCATTGATATTTGATGTTGCAGCAATTCCTGTGATAGTTACGTTGCCTGTGGAACTATCAATAGAAATATTATCACCAGCAGTGATTGAAGTTACAACTCCTGATAATGTAGAACCATCTCCAGTAAATGAAGTTGCTGATACTACACCAGAAACATTTACATCTGTTACAATATCACCATTTACATTGATATCACCACCAAGAGTTGTGACACCAGTTACATTTAGAGTTGTTGTCTCTAATGTATCCGAAACCATTTGAGTGGTGTTAGCGGATATTGTTACAATACCAGATGATGAGGTGACATTAATATTACCACCGGCAACAATTGAAGTTACGACACCAGATAATGTAGATCCATCACCACTAAAACTATTTGCAGTAAGAACACCAGATACTGTTGCATTAGTTGTGATTGCAACTGTCCCATTCAGAGAAAGTTTTGGAGTAGTTCCATTACCGGCAAATAGTTTAATCTGTCCAGCGTTTAATTGAATTTTAGTATTTGTACTATTATCTGTTCTTCTTCTGATTTGATTTACATAGATGTCATTATTAAATGTAGATACACCAGTTACATCTAAACCACCACTATCAACTCTGACACCCTTTCTTGCAGTAATAAGACCAACAGAGTCTACATTAGTGACATCCTCATAAGTAAGAGTTCCTGCAATACTTACATTTCCAGAGAATGTTGCATCACCAGTTAAATTGATATTACCCGTACCAGTGATATCATTACCGTTAACATCTAAATCACCACCTAGTTGTGGTGTGGTATCACCGACAATTTCTGTTGTGATTCCAGATAGATTTTCAAATGGGTAGTTTGTTGCATCAGATAAATCAAATGCTGGAGTCGGATCTGCTTGTCCTAGATCCAGGATGACACCACCAAATGAAATACTACTATTATCTAATTTACTGTTATTGATAGAACCCGCAAGTTGATCATTGCTGATTGTACCTGTCAGGTTTGTTGTTGCTAAATTTCCATCGAAGGTAGTTGCAGTAACAACACCAGTTACGTTTATTCCCCCATCTTCGATTGTTGTTGCAGAACCAACTGTAACTGTATTATTGGTACCATCAATAATTACACTATCCGAACCAACTTGAAGAGTTCCAGTTGATCTTAAATCTCCATCTACATCTAATGTAAATTGGGGATTTGTAGTTCCAATGCCAACGGTACCAATATAATCAATAGTGCCAGAACCAAAATGCTCATTCCAGGGGTTGATGAGTGTAATTGTGGTTCCGATTCCAACACCACTAGTATCCTGTCTAGTAAAAAGTTTACCATCAAATGTATTAAGACCTAATTCACCTGCTTCTAAATGTACTAATGAGGGTCTTTTTTGATGTACAGATGATCGCTTAAACTTAATCTTCGGGTTAGACATTATATCTTAGTGGTATATACCTGAATACTGTTATATAACAGTATATCTATTTAGAAGGTACCACCATCCGATTTATTTTCTGATGTTGTTTTTTTACGAGTTGGTTTTGAATTTAAATTTTTAATTTGTTCTTTGTATTCTTCTATCGCTCTATCCATATCAGAGATTGTTTGGTTCTGTTGAGAAATAATGTCATTTTGATATTGGACTTTTGATTCCAAAAGCATACTTTGGGAGAAATAGTCGTTCAACTTCTTCTGAAGATTTTTAAGATAATAATTAAGTTCAGCTTGTTCCATAAAAAAAGAGGGGACTCCATAAATCCCCTCTATTTATTAGAATTTATTTAATTATCAGGTGAAAGTACCACCATCAACGATGATATTTGAAAGGAATCTCTCGGTTCCAGTACATTCAATTACTGCTGAAGTACCAGCACAATCGGTAATAAACAGTGATCTAGCTTCAATGTCAGCAAAATGATTAATAGTTTCGATAGAATCAAAAGTAGTAGAACCAATAGTAACCTGACCAACAGTTACATCAGTTGCAAAACCAATTCTGAAGTCACCACCTTGCTTAACTTTTGCAACAACTGCTGCAACTTTTGCATTATCTGAACTAACACCAACAGAATTGTAGTAAAGTGCAAGACCACTATTATAAGTAGTTTGAAAAGAAGGAGGTTGAGTTGTATCATCAGTAAGTCTCTCAAGACCAAGTTCAATGATAGGAGAAGTAACCTTTAAGTCTTCAACATCTACACTGGTGAGAGTGCCATTAACGGTCAAATCACCGGTAACTGTAAGAGCACCACCAACAACAGCACTACCTGTTAAATCAAGAGTTGTACCTTTGAATGTGCCGGCAGTAGCAAAACCAGATACATTAATACTATCACTACTCAATCTATCAATATAACCATCACCCCAATTATGTGTAGGTGAGCCGATATCTCTTGAACCATCTGTCGTGGATGGCACTAAATTTGAATCTACTTTTGCAAGGATATTGACAGTATCAGAAACAGCGTCACCAATAGTAGTGATGCCTTGGAATGTAGCACCTTGAGATGCAATCAGATCACCGTTAAGTAATACGGGACCAGATGCAGTAACTCTTCCAGTTGAGTCGTCTATTGTAAGAGCTGGAGTTCCATCTGATGCTCTTACATCTCCGGTATCAACTCTAGGAACGTTGAGTTCAGTTGTGACATTAACTGTATCAGGGAGACCAATTGTTAATGTATTGTTACTTGCAACAGTTTCTATCTCAAAGTCAGTTCCTTCGATATGGAATGTGGTACCGGTAGTTACAATACCTGATCCTGTATCACCATCGATCGCAAAAGTAGCTGCAACACCAGCAAGACCAGTTTCAAGTTCTTGAAGTGCGGTTTTGATCGTTACATTATCACTGATAGTAGTACCATTAAATTCTCCAAGATTTACAGCATCTCTTTCAACACCAGTCAGAGTAATCAGGTTATCTCCAGCCTGACCATCATCCTCAACGTCTCTACCATCAACAGTTCCAGAGACAGTAATATTTCCAGTAATACCAAGGACATCAGCACCAGGATTATATGTTACACCACTATCTGTTTTTAGCTCTTCAGCTGTAGCGTTATCATTATTACTATCAACAAAAGTTAAGTATCTTAAACCTCCTGTTGCATCTTTGATTGTTTTGATTTTTTGTGCATCTGTTGCAGTCGTCGCGGCACCAGTTATACTAATATTATAACTACCACTTAATCTATCAGCATTAATAATACCAGCAGTAATATTTGCTGCATCAGATAAATTATTTGCAGTTGTTGCAGTACCAGTGACATCACCAGTAACACCACCTTCTAAATTGCCCGAGAAGGTTGTTGTGGTCAGAATACCGGTACTAGGATTATAAATCAGACCACCGTCAGTTTCTAACCCTTGTCCACCACTTGCACCATCTGAAAATACAAGGAAAACAGATTGGTTTTGATTTCCACTATCATTTAAATCTACAGTCGTAGCGGTACTTGCAATACCAGTAAGATTACCAGTAACATTACCGGTTACGATTCCTGTAAATATTGCATCATTACCATTTGTACCATTTTGAAGAACAACAGTTCCATCACCGGCTTTGACATCACCTGTCAAATCACCAACAAATGATGTTGCAGTTACAACACCAGATGAAATATTGATACCACCAGAACTAATTGTAACAGCAGAACCTACTGTTACTTCAGTAAATGAAGCATTATTACCACCTCCACCAATAATATAAGTCTTTAATCTTGATGCGGCGGCTTTTCTATTTGTCCCAATACCACCATCGTCAATAATAAAAAGGTCATTGTCTGTTATATCAGCATCAATATCATCGGCACCATCAATATCAATTACAGATAATTTAACATCTCCAAAACTTAAAACACCACTTCCGTCTGTTTGGAGAACTTGATCTGCAGTACCATCAGTACCTGGCAATGTAAATGAAATATCTGCAGAGAGAGAATCAGGTGATTGAAGTTCTACAAAGTTTTCACCATTGTTAGTTGCTTCAAATAATTTGATTCCACCACCTTCAGTTGGTGATTCGAGATTGAAAAACTGATCACCACCAATCAGTCTATTAGTACCATCATGACTACCAATATAAAGTTGGTAAGTATCAGTGGTAAATCCGGGTTCACCAACTGCCAATTGTGGGAGATTGGCAAGTGCGCCTCTTTTAAACTTTAAGGTGGGAGATGCCATTTTTTTCTCTTTTTTATTTCCTTATAGAGTTATTTAGAAATAATAATATGTATACTAGAAAGAGCCAAGGTCTGTAGTATTATCAACAGCTCCATCAGAAAGATCCATGATTTCTAGCGGAGACTCATAGATCCATGTCTCATTCGCAGCGTCGAATGATAGAAGATCATGTTGATCAGGAGTATCGGTTGTTACCGCAAAACCAGCAACATTTGTAGAGGCAGCCTCTTCAGAAACCTCTGAGAATTCTTTAAATACAAATTTTGAGGTTTCTGAGTCGTATGTTAATAATTTATTATTTGCAAGGTTTGAAATATCAACATCCGACAAGTCTCCTAAGTATCCTGCACCACCTCCACCTATGGTTGATGTATACTTTACACTTTCATAGACCATCTTACGAAGTTGATCGATCTCACGTCTTAAAACATTTACTTCACTATCCTTTTCATCATCAAGATTTTCTGATGGGTGAATTTTATCTAAGATTTCAATACTCTTACGTATATTTGAAGAGTTGTCAACTTCAACATCAATATCATCTCTAATTTTTCTTAAGGTTTCTAATTCTTCAATATTTTCATCCAGAACTTCAAATTCAGCAGCTGGTTCAGTTGGTTTCAGTGGTTCTGGTTTGACAATATCTTCAGTTTCAATTTCAATTGGTTTATAATCATCTCTCCAATTTGTGGTATCAACTTCTTCTTTTTGTTGTTTTACCCACTCATCAGGTATAATGCCGTGTTTATCCTTGAAATCGTGATGTAATTTAGTTGGAGTGATATTATATTCCGCGGAAATACCCCTCATAAGTCTGTCAATAGACTTATAGGAAGTGTTTTTTAAATTTAATAGTTCTGTCTCAAGAACTTTAATAGCTTCTTTTGCTTTCTTTTCAACTTCTGGAGTTTCGGAGAACAAGAAGGATTCAAATATTTTTGCATCCTTCTTTATTTTTTCTAATTCTCTTTCTTTCTTAAGTTTTTCCTCTTTTATCTTTTTCTTCTCTTCACTTAAACTTTCAAAAAGAGTACCAAGAGATACGTCTCCAATTATCTCTTTATTCTTTTCAGTTTTTTTCTTCTTTTCTTCTCCGATGAGAGAAAAGAAATTTCCTAAATCACTCATTTTAGAAGGTTCCATAGTCTTGACTGTCGTCGTCCACTCCATCTGAAAGATCCACAACCTCGAAAGGAGAATCGAATACCCATTTCTGTGTTGCTGCGTCGAATGCAATTACTGCATTGTCTGAAGGTACATCTTGAAGGACATCGTAACCAGCAATATTTGTAGTTGCTGCACCGATATTGTGAGTACTGATGAACTGACCTTGTGCTTTATCAAATACAAGATAAGTACCATTAACTAGTGTGTTTACATCAGTGGCTGCTATTTGAGCAAGAGGACCTAAATCAGTCACGTCTAATACTATCTCGGTTGCAGGTTTTGATTTAATAATATTTATTGATGGAGAGACACTTACTACCTTACTCACAGTTGAAAAACTTTTTACGTTTTCCAAAGGAGCGGATGAAGCCTTTACGACTTTCTTTCCAGATGAACTAGACCTTTTTACAATAGGCATTAGATTACGTGGAAATTCCTGCGGTAACCATAGCAGAACCTTCAACTAGTCTAGACACTCCACCAGTAGGGGATGTCAATACAATGTCATAAAAATATCTTCCAGGTTTGATACTCACAGTCACTGCTGCTGACATTGCAATAGAAACCTCAGATGTTTCAGAATTAATTCCAACATTAAAACTAAAAGATTTTGGTGAACCTGGATATTTTTTAATCTTTGATACACCAGTAAAATCAGTTATATCTGATAGTGATCCATCAGATTCTGTAGAAGTAAATACCTCACCAAAATCAACACCTTGAGGGATAACTATATTAATTGAAGGAGTTGCAGCCATCTCTCACGTCTTTTTAAGTATTTATATCTTTACTTACATTCTTTAACATCTTTTGAAGATCTGCCGTTGAACCAACAAATAGTGCATTATTCACAGTAGTAGGTCCTTTTGCTTCTTCTTCCTTATTCACATCTTTCAATTTTTTCTGGAGGTCCATCAGTTTATCAGTTGCATCAGAGACATTTTTAATCAATTGTCCTGCAACTTCATATGCACGAGGCATCTCACTTTCCTGTGCAAGTTCTAGAATACCATTGATTGCCTCTTGACCCTTTTCAATGATTGAATAAAGATTTCCTCTCGTATATTCATAATCTTTACGAATATCTTCCTGAGAGTTTTCGTATTTCTCTATTCTTTTTTCTATTTCGTTCTTTTCTTTTTTTACCTCTATTGGTTCTACGTCAAAAGTTTCGTTAAGCTTTTCATACTTGTCCATAAACTAACCTCAGAATACATTACCATCAAAACCAAAGTCGTCTCCGATCTCAATTAGTTTATTGTCCTCGTTGTTAATATTGTAAACTTTAGAACCAAGAACGTGATTTTGAAGAGGTGTATTATCTTGTGCTCTTCTGACAACCAATTTATTACCAGTGATTGTTTCGACAAACATTTCCTCTTGGCCAATGTAAATGTATGTTCCTTCAGAAATAGATGATGAATCATCAACATCAATGACATTCTCAACCATATCAACATTTTCTGCAAGAAGTGTGACTACAACACCATCATAATCCTTTATTGCTCTTGGAGTAACTTGATAAGTAACATCTCTTTCATACTTACCAGATTGTGAACCTGCAATATAACCAATAGTGGTCTTCTTGATAATGTCTTTGGATACATCCTTAAGGGGACCAAATACGTATGTCTTTGCAGTGAATGTGAAGGTATAGATTAGTGCTCTTCTCGTATCAAAATTACCCTCATATTCATCAGACATATCAATATTATCCAGCACCACAGGAACATTAATTACTTCTTTGAAATTTCCAAGAAATTTAATAGGAAGTGTGTAACCTGGTTGGAAATATGGAACAATTTGTTCTACAATCTGTAACATATCATCGTTCAGTTTGGTATAAACTGACAATGTAATGGTCATATTGTATGGTACAGGAAGATAAGTCTTTTTCTCTTCTGACCCATCTTCAGACTTAATGACCATCTGTTGTGTTTGAGTTGATTTCCTAGAGGAATCATATGTAAGATTAGTAAACTCAAATGACATTCTAGGAAGAGTCAGCTGAACAGGAGCATTCAGATCAGGACTCTGCTTTAGTCTTGCAAGAAACTTTTGAGTAGGTCCATATGCAAGAGGAACTTTGATAACACTTACAGTATCATCACTATCATCTTTATGTTTTATTTGAATACCATTAAATAGCGATCCAAATCCGATAATGACAGATCTGAAAATTTCGTTGTAAAAATACTCAAACATGATCTTAAGATTATATACTTATATTTAGGGCATACCAAAGGGATTTGATGATGAGAAGTCTATAATTGAATCTCCCTCAGTTTCAATATTATCATTATCTGCGAAAGGTGTAACTAAATCGTCGGTGTTGACACCACCAATCACGTATTTTGCCCCAGAGTCAGATCCAGTCAAATATTCACCATTAATAAAGGTTCCTGAAATAAATCCAACTTCCATAACATCCGTAACACCATTCCAATCCTTCACCCTCGCTGTAGTACCGGAAGAAGAACCTGTAACAACTTCATTGTAAATAAAGGTTCCACCAATTGAAACATTGTTGTCACCTGCCGAAACAGGATTTTCAATTGTTACGACAGGACTTGAACCATATCCTGATCCACCTTCCAAAATGTAAATACCAGTCACAATTCCAGAAGAACTTATAGTCGATATTGCAACTGCATTTTGAGTTGGTGCTGGTAATTCAGAATCCGTTATAGTGACTGTTGGGGCATTGACATATCCCGAACCCCCACCAGTGACTTCTATACTTTGAATAGAACCATTTGTAGATATTCCAGTTGTTGCTGCAAAACCAGAGCCTCCACCACCCTGAACTGTAATCATTGGTGCTTCAGTATATCCACAACCAGTATTTGTGAGAAGAATCGATGCAACCACCCCAGACTTACCTTTACAACCAGGATATTCATAAGAAAGTGATGCAATACCTACTGCAGTAACTCCTCCTGAAGGTGCAGAAGAAAATCCTACAGCAGGAGTAGAACTGTAGTTCTTACCCATGTTACTTATGATAATCTTATTAATCGCTCCTGAAGAACAAACTGTTGCAGTTGCTGTTGCGGATGTTCCTGCACCAATCAAATTAAGAGTTTGAATATATCCAATATCTTCAACCTCATTATCAATATCACTAACACTTGTATCAATAACTTCATCTTCGTATCTGAAGAGTTCACATCTCAACTCATAAACATATGTTTTCTTAAGTTGATAGAAGGGTTGTTCATGCTCTACAAATTTGATTTCAAATAATCTATCACCTAAAGGAAAATAAATTAAATCTCCCTCTTTAGGTCTTGTACTTAATTCAATATTAGGAATATCTTTAATCAGTGGGGTTATATAATTTTCATATCTTTCTTTTGAAATAATCAATTGGAGATCATCTCTATTTTCAATTCCAAATTTAGAAAGTAATGTACCTTGTCCTGTATACCCTTCGTAGTTATCAAGATACGCCTCAATAGGATATGCGTTATTAAATTCTGATTGAATTACTTCTTTGATGACAGTATTAGAAGTAACATATTGTCTGGGAAGATAATAAACTTCAACTCCATACATCATCAACTGTTCGTTGATAAGACTTTGGATGAGATTTTGCTCACCAGATGAACCGTTTAAAAAGAATGGATTTAACATAAGTTATCACCCGATAAGATCTAGTGGTGGTATCTCGTATGTACTTAACATTCTTTCTTGAATCTTATCAAGTTCTAATTGTGCATCATCGTAAAGTTGTCTTCCATTGAATTCAATACCACCCGGAAGTTTAACGCCTTGGAATTTGATAAGATTTTGGCCCCACTGTCTCTTGATAAGTGCAGTTAAGTATGGTTTTAAGAAAGAATCATTATAGACTCTTGGGTAATCATTGGGATCATTCATTGCCCAACAATCAATAATTATAAATTCTCCTGCCTTTAGATCATGCCAATCAACATCAATATACAACCTATCTGTTCTCTGATTAAATCTTATCTGTTTGTGTGTATTCAACAAATAATTGACAGTTTCCAAATAAGACATTGTCATTGTGTATGACAATAAATCAAATCCACTTGCCCCCCAACCATTAAGACCAATAAAATCGTTCAACATATATTGGTATCTTACATTGAACATACCTTGTCCATATCCACTATCAAATTGGTAGATTCTATTTACACCAATAATTGATGGAGGAATTTGAATATAATTACTATTTTGATAATAAGTAAATGTTGTCGCAGTTCCTACAATATTTGTTGATGCAGAAATAGACGAGATACCTGTTGTACCACTTTCTCTTTGAGGTGCTCCTGGTGGTCTTGCTCTTCCTCTATTAATATCGTCTTCTGTTAATTGATACTTGAGATAAACTTGAGTTACCCCATCAAAGTGTCTTTCTTGAAAAAACTGAATTGCATCATCAGTAAGGTCTTCAAGTTGTTCATCGGCTACGTTGATCTCCAAAACTGGAGCACCTAACTGTCTTAAACAATAATCAATCAGTTCTTGTCTAGTACTAGGCTGTGCCATTTATAATTAGACCTATCTATATGGTTATTTATTTAATAAGTCAGTGATAGAATTAAGCATCGACTTAATTTCATTCATGTCAGTTTTTAAATCGGTAACTTCGGATTGAAGTTTTTCGAACTTTTTCTTTTCTTTATTCAAATTATCCCTATTTTTTACATAGGCCTGAAATTCAAGATTGTTTTTGTTGACAATAGCACCAGAATGGGTATCTCTGAAATACCCATCCTTTCCTTCAACTGGTATGTGATTTTTCATTATGCGAATGATAGGACTCTTAAGTTTCTTATTTGTGGTGCATTGGATTGATCAGTGGACGTTGCAATAATTTTAATTCTAAATGACTTAAATGCAACTACATTATCAATAGTGAATTTGTACTCTCTAAACTGATCTGAGGTAGGTTCAGGTACATATGAATCTACTGTTGGAACTCTCTCATCAGGAGTTCCATCATTTTGTGATATTTGAATGATTGAACCATTAGTATCAATATTATTATATCCTGGGAATGGGGTAAATATTACCTCTTCTACAGGTGTATCTTGATTCAAAGCGTAGAAAACTCTAATATCATTGAAATTAGATGCATATCCGTCAAGAAGAACTTCTAATGATGTTGCTGGATTTTCAAGAGTAACATTTTTCGAAACATAAATGAATCTATTTGGATCGTCCTCAATACTATTCACTCTAAAGTCGGTGATGTAATTTGTTATAGGTCTATTGACTCTATTCATTGTGAAGACAACAGATGCATTGTCAAGATCAATCACAGGACTTATTCTAGAATTATTTGATAATAATGTGAAGTTCAATGAGAATGATTTTCTACCTGGTAATTTATTGCTGTCTAATAAAAGTGTTTCATTTTCACGGGATGCAATCATCCTCAGACCATCAAAATAATTCTTATCGTAAAGTGTTGTCTGTTTGAATCCCTTATCAAGATAAGATTCTTGATTTCCTGATACACTGGATGCAGAAATTGTTCTCGCTTGAGAAATGATATTTGTACCTAAAGGTGTGATTGTTGTGACTTTAGGTGTAATTAAGTTAAATGGTAAATTATATGTTCCTTTAGCAGATGGACCACCAGCAACTTTATTTTCATTGAAATATAAAGGAATGAATCCATCAGAATTTCCAGGAGCTCTATTCGTTCCATTAGCATTTAATTGGAGTTTAATGTAATAGTAATCAAGACCAATTGCAGTTTCAGTAAGTTCACTTGCGTTTACATTAGAAAGGTTATGAGAAGTATTAATTCTTCTCAAAGAAATACCATTTAGTTCATATTTGGAAATAATTTCACCTTTTTCGTGATTTTGGACAACCGTATTATCAATTCCCCTGGTAATACCTACTAATGCACTTCCATCAACACCAGTGTAACTTATAATCTCGTCACCAATCTTAATGTATCCTGGATTAGTACCAGCAACACCAATATTTTCAAATGTATTGAAATGAGTAGGAATATTATTAGTAACAATAAATGCAGTTGTGTCGAAGTTATAATCTTGATTTAATGTGGTAGTTGCGGTATCACCTTTTACACCACTAATTGTAACTCTATTCACATTAGAATATAAACCATGATTTCTTTGGAAAACTCTGACGTAATTTCCTTGTTCAGTAACATTTATAGATGAAGGAACAACATTACCACCAAGTCCAGAATTTAATTCAGTTGTAATTCCTGAATTGTTTTCATAATATAATTCTGAAGATGTTTCAAAATTGCCTTGAACATTATCAAGTACAAGAGTATTGTTTCCGAGAATTGTTTTAACAGAAAGTTGAATACCGGATCCAAGACTTACACTACCAACAGAAACTGGTGTCAATACGTCACCCACAACATATCCAGATCCTCCTACTCTGATTGTTGCTCCTACTGCAACTCCATTTTGTATAGTCAAATCTGCTGTTGCATTTATACCTTTACCAGTAACTGATGTTAATGCAACACCAGTGTAAGTAAACCCACCTGAAGATGGGGTATATCCAACACCAGCCTTTGTGATTGTAAGATCAGATGTGATAGATCCTGCAAAAGCAACAAGTGTACCCTCTGCAATATCATTCAATTGCTTCACAGTATTTCCAACTACCAGTCCAGAATCTGCAACAGTTGTACCAAGACCAACTCTAATTTCCCTTGAATTAATTGTTAATCCGTTAGGATCAATCAATGAAAGGTCAGATGGCAGATCTGGGTTATAGAATGAAACAGAACCTTGTGATTTAAATATTGCAGCATATAAGGTAAACTTAAGATCTTCAAATTGAGAAGGTGTCCATACAGAAGCATTTTGTGATTTAAATAGTGATCCAAGAAGTGGTTGTTCTGTGACTAGAATCTGACCAGCCTCCTGACCAAGTGTAGTAACATCTGTCTCACCAAGTCTACTAATCCAGACGGTATATTCGGTTGACTTAGAAAGAAGAACTAATGCATATTCTCTTCCTGGATTCAAATAAACAGGTGCTTCAAGATTGATAGTTGTTGGTACTGTTCCATCATCACTTATATTAATATTATTTGGATTAACACTGACAGCAGAGAATGGTAAAACTCTATCAGTTGGTGTTCCAAGATTTGTCTCCCTAATTTCAAACAATAGAGGAACATTTGCATCCTTTGATTGGAAGAATACATCAACTTTCGTGATAAAGACACCTGTTGGATCATCGACAATGAAAGTTTGTGCAAGAGGATCAGTTCTTCCTCTTCCGTTTGTAGTTACCGGTGCAGGTGGAACTAATAAACTCTGAGTTGTAGATGTTGTGTCTGTATTGGTATCTGTGGATACAATGGTCGTACTTGCAGTTGATGTATCACTCAAAGATCTTGATTGACTGACATCAAACTGTCTAACTATTGCATTCCTTACAGATAATGTACTCTCTTGAGTTGTATCTAAATCACCCTGTGAATAGAAAATTGATTCACCTGCTGTTGATACAATACCTTCAACAAGACTATTTGTACTACTACTTGTAAGTCTGAAATTAGTTCTACCAGTTTCAAATGTGGGATTTGCAGGATTAGATGGACTAGGAACGAAGTAAGAGCATTGAAGAGTACCTACTCTATCGGAAATCAATCTAACATTTGTGACTTTTGCCTCAGCACCACTAGTGGCGCCAGTTAAAATCATAGAAGTTGAAATCCAACCACTAAATTGAGATAATTCAAGCGACTGAAGACTAAAAGTATCAATGTTTAATATTGAAGATGATTCTGAATAATTTGGTGGTATAGTAATTTCTCTATCATAAGGATTTGTATCGTAAGTATCGGTCGGATTATTGTATGGACCATACTTGTGGTTAGTGTTGGCGACTCTAAAATCGATTGATGGTATAGTAGAACTGTTTAATATTTCAGAACCACCATTATTCATTCTACCCCTTACTGTCTCACCAACAATAAATGTTCCGTGTAACATTTCAATCTCAATGAGTTTTGGTGTTACATAGTTATTAACATCAACATCGTCAAAGAAGGAATAAAGTCTTGTAAATGGTTTGAATCCAGTAGCATTTACATCAATATTACGAGATCTCATGAAGTTGATGATTTCTCTCTTTACAACTCTGTTTCCTAGAGACTCAGTATCAATTCTTTCATTAATAAAGAATCGATTACCTGTTCTATTTTGTGCTAAAGTGGTAGATGTTGTTGCAGTTATATTATTGGTTGTTGTGTTTGTACTTTCAGTCTGGAATGTTTGTGTGCTTACTGTCAGACCATTAGAAGTTTGAGTATTTTGTCCAGTTTGTCTATTAGATGAATTAGTCTGAGTAGATTGACTGTTTGATAAAGATGTATTAACATCTACACCAACAGTTTGCCATGAATTCCAAATAACAGGAGAAATACCTGATCTTGAACCATCTGCTCTTGTTGTAATATCTGCACCAAGTGCCTCTGCAACACCTCTGAAAGATCCTTCTACAAGAACATCATTGACTTCTAGTTCATTTACATCAATCCAAACATCCACTTCGGGAGTGAGTTCAATATTACCTTGCCAGAATTGAACAAGGAATGGTGTTACGTTCTCAACTCTAGTTGCATATGGTTGCTCCAACCATGCGTCATCGGTATAATCAAGTGTCAGTATTCTATCACTCTTTTTGACATTTGCACCCACTACTTTAGCAAAATTAGAGTCTTGATTTGTATTTGAAGTTGTACCAATTCCAGATACTGCAGTAGTTCCAAGTTCAAGGTTAATTGCAGTAGTGTAGTGAGATGGTCTCAGAATACCTCTCTCAGTGTCTATACTATTTCTAATACCGATAGAAGTATCTTGAGTTTCAAGAGTTGTGAAGTTATCGACAAAAATTCCAGACTTAAACCTGTTATTTCCATTAGCGTCTTCTACAAACAGATTAAGGGTATTTGTTTCAAGTTGATTTAATGATGTATAATACTCAAGATTTTTAATTCTTTGCTCAAGTTTAGCGATATCACTCATTTGATATCTCTTATTCTCAATGAATTTTACTTCAGCATCAGATACATTATAAAGATATGCTGGTAAGTAAACATTTGCAATGTTCATTACATTGCTCAAACTATCTGGAAGTCTTGGTTGGTCATCTGGTGTACCATATGAAACACCAAGAACACCTTCTCTGTCAATATATACTCTATCAGCTCTAGGTAAGTAATAGTCATAACTTACTGTAAGTGATTCATCTGATGCTATTATATTTTTAGACGATTGTAAATTACCATTTGCACCATCGGCAAATACCCTCCCATCAAATTCAAATGGTGATTTTCCACCCTCAACAACAGTGTAATCTGAAAGTCTTGGTCTTGCATCAATTATATCAGAATTTCTTACATTTCCAGTTAATGGAATTTCTTTTCCATAATCATAACCAGTGTAAGAATTTACGGTTGTGATATCTCCATCATCTCCCGAATCATAGGTTGATGATGCATAATATACACGAAGTTTTCTTGAGGGAATTTGTGCTTCACCCCTTCTGATTAATCTTGAATAATCATAGAAAGTATTTCTCTGACCATTGAAGAACTTAAAGTCTGTTGTTATTTCTTTAGAACCTAAATTAACCTCAGATGATACGCAATTTACACTTGATTCTTGGAAATTAATTACTTCTCCATTCTTAAATGTTGATTGATTTAAGTAAGTAAAGTAAATCGCAGTATCGTCAAGTTTTTTAAGATATACAGCCTTTGCACCACTAGTCTGTCCTATCAAAGTTTCACCGACTATCAAGTCATTAGTAGTGCCACTAATTCCATCAAGTTGTAATAAGGTCATAAATGGTGATGTTGGATCTTCATTATCCTCTGACTCAAATACACCATAAATCTTATAAACATCAACAGTGTTGAGTGAGACTATCTCATCTTGAACTCTTGTTCCAAATGGGAAGTTTCCATAAGTAAGACCGTCATTCAAAGTGGTGGTGCCAATACCTGAAGCAGAATTGTTTGACTTATTAATAATTAGATCTTGAGATATATTTCTAAGTTTTGTTTTAGAAGTTACGTCAGTTTTTCTAATTGTTGTAATTAATTGTGTATCAGTATCATTTGAACCTAATCCATTAATTTGAACTGATTGGGAACCATTAGTAAAATCAAATCGGTCTTGAGTCAATACTTCTGTACTACCATCAGACCTAATAAGAGTATATCTCTCCTCATCAAATGGTAAAAATACCTCATTAGTTCCTGCATTGATAACAGGAGTTGAATTGTTGGTAATAGAAGTATTAAATTGTTTTCTTATAATAAGCTCTGATCCTACTAAATCAACGGATGAAATATTTTGTTTTGGAAATTCACTGAAAATTGAGTTATTGTTTGATGAATTACCAGAGTCAAGAGAACTTGCTCCTTTTGTGGTGAGAAATTGAAGGTTTGTAATCTCTTCGTCTGATTGTGGTAATTGTCCATCACAAATACCATTTACAGTTGTTAATCCAACTATATTAATTTTAGTCCTACGTACTCTTGAAATCTTTCCAAAACTTACAGTTTCAAAATTTGGTCTTGAATATTTTACTAAATTTCCAATTGTTGCAATTCCTATGAATGAAAAACCAGGATCTGTTGGGAGTGTTATGAGAGAAGTTCCAGAATCATTCTCACTCTTAATACCAGCAGAACCAAAACTACGGGAGACAGTTTGTACCGTATCTCCTGTAAATGTTTTTGCATTACCTACATTACTGAAAACTGACTTTACATCAGAAAGTTTGTAGTTTCTATCATCTACAATAAATCTTGCATCATCCAGAACTCCATTAAAGAGTATTCTCTCACCTTTAAAGAAATCTCCTTCAACATTATATGCAGTTATTGTTGTTGCTGCTGAAACATTAGTCTTAAGATATCCCTTTGCTCCACTTGACTCACCTTTTATAAAAGTTGAAGTGTTAAGTGTTACTGGTTCATTCAAAGTAATTTCAGAATATGTCTGAACATCGAATAATGATAAATCAAAGACGTTTAAATCTGGACGAGTGGTATCATAAGAACCACTCTCTAATGCAAAATCATAAACTCTTGCAATTCCGATTTCTTTTCCTGGAGACAAGAATGGATCGTCACCTACCCTTTCATCTCTTAGACTTAAAGTTAGAGTAGTATTAACACCAATTGATGCAGAACCACTTACACGATTAAGATTTAAAGTTGGACCAAACCCAAAGTTTACGGCTTGATTTTCAAGTGTTCTTGTAGATCTTGGTTTCTTGAAATCAATTAAAGATGTTGCGATAGTTTCTACTTCATAACCCTTGACATATGCCTTACCTGGAGAAATTTTGTAAATTCCAAGGTCATCACTGGGAACATTACCTGATTGTGTAGTTTGATTTGAATTATAGATTCCTCTATTACCCTCACTATCATTAAGACTATTTTTTACAGTTGTTACAAACTCCTTTACATAATAATTTCCAGATTCATCAAAAGTTCTTCTCGCAAATTCATCACCGAGGAAGTTAAATTCGGTGTTTTTGTTAATTAGACGTAAAACTCCTTCCTTCACTTCCGATAATTGAACAAAATTCGACTCATCAAAACTTCCAAGTGGTTTTTTGGAGAGAGTTGTCGAAATTTTTAGTCTGTCTGCGCCCGGAGCAGTGAAATTATTGAATCCGCGAGCATTATCGTTTAAAGATGGATCATCATCTGATGAAATAATCTCTTCAATAACATCTAAACCAACTCTGTAAGAAGGTGTATTACTATATTGATCAAGAATTAAGGTTTGTTCGTTGACATTTACAAAATATCCTCTAAGATAGTAAATTCCTCTTGAAATATTAAAAGAAGAGCCAATAATTGCTGCATTTGAAGAAATTGTTGTTGCAAAACCTTCACCAGATGAAATAAATGTCGATGCATATGTGATGTTTTTACCAGTCAAAAGGACTTCATTGTCCAAAAATGAAATAATTTCCTCATCTGAATTCGGAGAATTCTCATAATTTAAGTAAAGCGTATAAACTCCTCTCTCTGACTCTTCATCTGTGATATATGATACAACTTTTGCAGTAATACCGGAGGTTTCTCCTGTAATAGTGGTTCCTATAAGTTGATCAAGATAAATTCCTACAGGTATACCAAGAAATTCCGGTTCAATTTGAACACCATAAAAGTTTTGAATATATGTTAAATCACCAGGGATGACTTTTGTACCCTCTTTAAAGATATTATTACCAAAACTCTCAATCTGATTTTGAAGAATTGATTGTAAACCTGTTAGTTCTCTTGCCTGGACAGGAAAACCTGGTTTAAATAAAACCTTGTAATAGTTCGATTGGGGATCAAAGTCGTCAAAATAAGGTGCGACATTGAGATTAGTTTCCTGTGGCATATCTCTTAGAATTGCAAGATAACTTTAACGTCTTCTTTCTGTGAAGATGATCTAGTAACAGAAGGTCTGTTGTCAACATAAATGATGTCACCAGAATATTTCTGAGACTCTGGATTAGAAACACCATTAGTGAATTTCTGACCCAGGAAGTATGTCCTACTATTTAGAGTAGTAGACACACCTGTAAACTCAGTATCAATTGAAAGCGTATTACTTCCACCACTTATTGTTGTCGTTCCTTGATCATCAGGATTTGCAGTGAATCTTAACTGTTCAAAACCATAAACTGGGCTAGTGTTTTGAGTACCATCAGTATTAAAACCAGCTGTTCTTCTATCTTGAAAATATTTTAAAACACCTGTCAATTGATCATATGAAACAACTCTTCCAACTGCAGTTGAAGTAATACCAGAACCGTTGTCAAAAACTGTTTGAGTGACAAAACTATTTGGGGTGAACGTCGTCTCATCGAAACCAGTACCTTTTAATTTAATTGCATATAATGCACTTGCTTTATCATCGCTTAAATTAGAAGTTGAATTAAAACTTTTAGGATTTTTTACAATTCCTACCCTCGCAAATTCGTTCCCAGTTATAAAATCTGGATTTTGTGTATCATTTTCAAATCTTGCATAAGAAAGAACATTGTATGCACCCAATTCACGATAAATATCAGCCCCATGACCTCCTGGAGGTGGAATAATTACGTCAAAACTTGCTTTTTCAGTTCCACTTGCAATCCCACCCTTTTCTAAATCTAAAGTTCCAAAAGAATATCCACTACCTCCATTTGAAATTGTTACTGATTCTACTTTTGAGTCATTATTGATAACTACTGTCGCCTCAGCCCCTCTACCATCACCTAAAATTGGTACTCTATTATAAGTTTGATTTGCAACTCCAATTCCGGCACCACGATTTTTTATCGTAACAACTTTGATTTGACCGGAATTTTCAGCATTTTCTCTTATAGCAGAATAAGAAGAGTTTGTAAACCAATCATTAGGAACAGGAATATAATTGGTAGAATCAAATTTTACAATTTGATTGGGTTTAATTGTATAAAGATATTTCCATATGTAACCATCTCCACTACTACCCGCTT